TCTCGTGCTAGTGGTCTAATCGTTCCTGTATCGAAGTAGGTACGTTTTACATTCACTTCGTTTGAAGTAGTGTTCTCATTTCGATATATCTATTATTACACTACTACTACAGTAAGCCAAGCATTATCAAGACCAATATCCAAACAGAGTACGAAAGTACCCTCGCGTACGTGTAAGCGATAGGGAGGGTGAGAGTGTAGGGAAGGAGGCCTAGCGTGTGGAAGATGAGATAACGCTAGATGCAAGTATTCGCATATGCAAGCTTTTGCATGTAGCGCAGCGGAGGACTCTCAGCCTAGTAAGGACGCAGGTGACGCGACATGATCACGTAACGAACTGCGCGTGTCACACAGCCCCAGGTACAACACCGCCGATACACCTCGTCGCTATGTGAGATATATATGTACCCTCTCCGAGTGCTGAGTTTTTTTGTCCCTCCCTGTTTTCTAGTTCGACATGGTGGTTTCGAGGGGTTGTTGTCCCCTGTTGTCCCTTGTTGTCCTCATGTTGTCCCCAGGCATTTGTGACATGTCCCAGATTTTGTCCCAAAGTGTCCCAAGTTGTCCAACATTGAGATTAGGAAGTGTGAAATGTTGTCCCAAATGTTGTCCCAAAGTTTTGTTAAACATCATCAATATCTAAGTGTCTTATATGAGTATTAGAGTAGGGACACAGGGACACCCCTTTAGGGGGGTGTCCCGTGTCCCCCATACCCAAAGCCTAGAGTTGGGGGGTTGTTAGGGGGTTTTGGATTTTCTGTCCCAAAAGTGTCCACTCTTGTCCCATTGTTGTATAAAATATAAAAATGTCGCCCGCTGGTATGCTACTCCCAGCGTGGCGGCGATATGACATACGAGTAGCGGAGTAGCATCCAATGGAACGTAAGTACCAGCGCACGTACAAGAACCCTTCTGAGAACGCCTTTGCCGAAACTGCCCGCTCTAACGGTTGGGCTGTTACTAAGCTAGGCTGGCCTGATTTTTTTTGTGAACACGAAGACGGTCGCATTATGGCTGTCGAAGTAAAGCCAAAAAGAAAAAGAGGCACTCGTGCTGTTTTAAAAACATCCCAGATAAAACGACTGGCGTGGTTACAATCGCTTGGTGTCGCTTGTTACGTGTCGATTGCCGATAAGTTAATCCCGTTTGATGAAAACGCAGAGTGGCAAATCCATTCACGAAAAGGGTCGAGGGCAGTTAACCGAGAAGATCAAAAACAACACATGATCTAGTTAATTCGGATAATTCGGTTCGTTCGCACTGTTGAAAATGTTGTTAACCAAAACAGCCCCGTCACAATGGAGGTAATGACGAGGCTGCCCAGAAAGGACGATAGGGTTCTCTGTGAAATTGCGACCAAGCAACAACAAGGCATGCCCTATCTGTCGTTATTATATAACATAGGTTTGAATCCTTTCGGCAACTCAAACTCCTTCAAATTGACGAAAGTAGTGACGGAAAGACTATCGTGCCTAAAAGAAATTCTGTTCGTGCTAGAACTCCTGCTGAGAAATACAGAGATGACGTATTGCTTGGTTATCCTGAGTGGCCTACTTGGTCACGCAAGTTACGACGTATCTTTGTGTCGTTACCTTCCTACGGCGTTGGTGAAGAAGCGTTAGAGGCTATGTGTGACGATTTTGATTGGGAGTTTCAAGCCACCAAGAATCTTGTCGATAAAAGTATTTCTTTCAAGGAAGCTGTAAACGAATTTGTTGATAACAACTACGAATATCGAACCGCCACATACTTCAGCAAAAGCAAAGTCCCACTGTCATTCCAAGTAAAATGGTCGGCACTTCAACGGGTCTACATGATGGAATCTGGTATAACCTCATTCATCAAAGCAGAAACTGGCAAGGTATCAGCAGCAGAAAATAAACTGATCGAAAAAGCTGGACTGCTCGAAATAGAACCTATGGTGAACCTCCCACAAGAAAAAACACCCAAAACTAATACTCCAAGTAACACCATCGACATGAGCGGCGAATCTAGCCTGTTTGAACTAGAAGACATACTCAACAAGTCGTAACGACAGGTAGCGACATGCCATACAAGTACACACCGTCACCCTGGCAACGCAAATTCCACGAATCCGAATCACGTATCAAAGTTGTATGGGCTGGACGGCGCGCCGGTAAGGGCAGGGCTGTACTCACAGAACTCATGCGGTCTATCACCGCAGCATCTAAAACTCCGTTCTTAGCATCAAAAGAAATGGCTGATGCTGCTGGTATACCTGTTGGAACAGACCTAACACACACACTAGAACCAGCTATCCACGTTTGGGTAGTCGCTCCTAACTTTGCACAGTCTCGTCAAGCATGGAACGAACTAAAACAGTTCATGCCTAAAGAACTTGTTGTAAGACGTAAACAGTCTCAAGGCGGCGGTAGAGGCGACGGATGGAGAGAAGACGAACGATCTGTGTGGCTCAACCTAAAATCACCTGATATTGCACGACGAGAGTGCTACATCGAAATAAAATCAGCCGATGACCCTGAGTCACTTCAGACTGCTGGACCTGACTTTATCTGGGTAACAGAAGCACAAGACATTAAAGAAGCTGCTTGGAACAAACTAAGACCAATGTTGAACTCTTCTGGAAGACTCGGAAGAGGATGTGTAGAAGGTATCCCACCATTCGGACGAAGCCATTGGTTTTCAAAACTGTTCAACTGGGCTAAAGAAAACAAATCAGAAGACTACGAAGCATTTAGAGCGTCTACCTTCGACAACGTGTTCTTGTCAGAAAAACAAAAGCAAGCGATCAATGACGAAAAAGAAACCATGCCAGAAGCCGTATGGGAACGAATGTACCTTGCTAAACAACCAGACGGCGGTGGAGGCTTCTTCCGACCAAGCAAGATAGAACTAGCAGCCTCATCACAAGAAATGCTGTTTCCAGACCAAAGCCAACGCTACGTTGCTGGCCTTGACCTCGGTAAAAAACAAGACTACACAGTTCTAATAATCAAAAACGCTAGAACAAGAGAATCAGTTTACGCACTCGAAATGAACGGAAACGATTGGGTTAGCCAAATACAAACTATCTCCAAAGAAATCGAAAGATGGAACATTGGAGATGTTAGAGTAGACTCAACCGGACTTGGTGATGTCGTATTTGACCACCTGCTAAACACCGGCATGCCCGTTACAGCATTCAAATTTAGCGCACAAAGCAAATACCAACTATTTCAAAACTACTACATAGCACTTGAGAACGAAACCGTCCGTTTCCCAGCCTCTTGGTCAACACTTGTAAAGCAACTTGAAGACATAAGTATTCGTCCTGGCGGTGGGGGGAGCTACGTTTTTTACAATGAAACTAACGAACATGATGACTGGGTTGACGCAGAACTGTTAGCATTGATGTCGTGTGACCCGCCAGGGTACGAAGGAGAAAACTTTGAGTTCCTTCGCCCGATTAGACGAATGAACCCGTTGCGTCCAGAGCCAGCGTATCGTCCATCAAGGTTTATGCAAGCATATAGAGCGCAAAAATCTAAAGCTAAAATGCAACAACACGAAGAATTGAATCCTGAACTTGTAGAGAGCAAATAAATGGTTTTAGATTTTGGGAATGAAATCCCTGAAATTATCCAAGTAGAAGCATCTAATCCGTTAGATGAGCCTGAACTATCGCTTCATTGGATTTCTGAAAAATCTGAAACTGGTAACGAACTATTTCGTAAGTTCAAAGACCAAGCAAAAGTCCTTGATGATTTTTTTCTAAACGACTTTGACTTTAGTGTTCCTGAAAACGGAACAATGATTCGATTAGGAACAGCGCAATCTGTAATCAACACGCTTGTTTCTCACGTTAGTCCACAGTTCTTAGATATATCAGTTCCACCACCAGGTCCTAGAGGACAGTCTCGTGCTGAAAGCATGGAGAAGTTCCTCACTGGCGCGCACCACATGATTGAGCATCGCTCTCCTGTGTACCGAGAACTCACTAAACATGCAGGGCTATACGGAGTTGCATGGGAAAAGGTTGAGTTTATTGCCAATGAGTGGAGCGACTTTCCAGAACCTCCCCCTCATGCAGAAGATGTGCCTTCTAGTTATCGAGAACAAGTAGAAGAAGTTCTTGAAAAGCGATCAATTAGCTGGCCAATAAAATCTGTTGCAGTTAACCCGCAAAACCTAATTTGGGACATGAACAACGGAACTCAGCCACGCTGGGTTATTTATGAATACCAAGTCGATGCTGAATGGGTACAGGCTCACTTTCCAAGCTGGGGCAAATATACAAAAGGGTTTGTCAACTTTCAGGAAATCTGGACTCACTCTCAAGTTGCATATGTAGCTGATAACGAATGGGTTATGGAGCCACGCCGACACGGATACGGACGGCTACCGTGGGTTATGTACTGGCCTCAAATGGGCTTGGATACCGGAAACTCAGAACCAGACAAGCTATACATGGGTTTGCTAAACGGGTCTATGGAAATGATTCGGGCGCAAAGCCAACTGGCATCTCATTACATCGACATTGTAGGCAAATCAGCGTGGCCTACGCTTGAGTTCACTGGACCTCCAGGTATTACTGAAGAAGTTCAAGCAGCATGGGATGACACTCCTGGCGCGAAGAACATTAAGCCGCCACAGGTTCAGGTTGGTGTAGGAGAAACTCCACGGCCACCTTCTGAAATTGGAGTTGCAAAGCAGTTCCTTGACGAAGCAATTGAGGCTAATACCGTCCCTGCTGTAGCCAGAGGGCAACGTCCTACCGGCGCAGCCTCTGGGTATCACACCGCTGTTCTTGCGGGTATCGCTTCGTTGAACTTTGGCGCAGTAAAAGATGCGATGGAACGTGGCTTGCAGGATAAAGGCGAGATTATTCTTCGCATTGTCGAGTTGGTGATTGACGATAAAGTTACCGTGTTCGGCAAAACTGAAGCGGGAGTCCTTGATGCTGTTGTAAAACCTTCAGACATCAAAGGTCACTACGTCAACATTGTCCGAATAAACTCTGTTAGCCCTGAAGAACAAGAACGCAGACTGAACCTTTGGGCAAACCTTTGGCGTTCAGGATACGTTGATCTTGATACAGCACTACGCAAGGGCGGCGTAAGTAACCCGCTCGAAGTGCGCGCTAAGATACTGGAAGAAGAGTTCCTCAAATCTCCTGGTATTCAAGAGCAATTGCAGATGGCAGCAGCTTCTCGTATTCCTACAATTCAAAACATTCTTGATGCTGCTAATCAAAGTGCAGGACCAGAAATTCCTACACCTGAACAAACAGCGCAGAATATTATGAATACTCAAGGTGCTATGCAACTGCCTAACGCTGGCAACTTCCAGCAAGGCAACCAAGCAGGGACTAACCCTCAAGCACCAGGAACAGGTATTCCTACAACTACTAGACCTGTAATGCCTGGTTCGATAGACGAAATGCGTCAAACGGCAGCAGCAGTATCAGGGCCACGATCAGGTAATGTTAGAGTGCCTGGCGCAGATATTTCACCAGGGGCTAGAGGGTAGTTATGGCTAAAAGATCTCACCCGTTAGAAATGGCTTTTTTAGGTTTTGATGACTCTACAAAGCGTTATCTAAAACAAGTCGAAAACAGTTTCAAAGGTATGGAAGAAATACCTCAAGTAAAGCAACCCAAGAAGCGCACTAAGAGAAACGTATACGCGCTAACTCCGTTTGGAAAAATCTAATGGCAACGTACCTTATTCAAATCCCTGCTAACTATAGAGCGCGTGTCGGTGGTAACTCTTCCGTATCTGTTGACGCATCTTCACCGCAAGAAGCTAAGAGGCAAGTTGCAACGGCAGGAATACCTGCTGCTCTTTTAAGCACCCCATATGAGATAAAAGGAGAAATTACATATGGCTCACTTCCACCTAATGTTTCTGAATACACTCTTCCAACTTCCGGACCTGACCGAAGTTCTGTATTAAGGTCTGACAGGATAATTGGAGCAAATAACTATACAGATCAACCCTGGCAAGTTAGGCGAGATCCTTTAGGAGGATTTCAACTTGGTGGTACGGAGGAGTCAAGTG